GAACGTACACCAGCAACGACTTCAACGTTGATTGCTGGTGGTCTCTCTTGCAAGGTGCAAAGCGCTGCGCTGACAGAGTCCCAACCGACTTTGTTGAAGCGACAGCAATTGCACATAGAGAGGCCTTAACGACATACAAAGGCAGCAGTCCGACTGTAAGACAGACGGAGATGTACGAAGAAATCTTCGCATCAATGCCAGAATCGCAGCCACGGCTCCTCAAAGAGCCGGGGAATAAAGCATGTTATGAGAGAAAGAGATCGGATGGGGGCTCACAATTGGAGGTACAAGACCTTCTCGATGTTGAGCTTTTGTTCATCAGTTGGACGCCACGTCGGGGCATACACGAGGTGTACGGCCCAGTGCTACCCAGGAGCTGGGTAGAGGCGTTTCATTTGAATCCAGATGGAGCACTCAACCGCCAGGTTGAGGCTTCGTTCGTGTTAGAACCACTCAAGGTGAGAACTATCACGAAAGGCCCTGCTGTTAATAAATGGCTCTGTCAATTCCTCCAAAAGGACATTGATAACCATCTCTATGACAAAAAGGCCTGGCCTCTTCAGCCCTTCCGGCTGAATAGGGAGGATCTTGAAGAACAACACCTAATCGATCTGCACAATAATTCAGAGATTTTCTGGACGAGCTACGGTTATACCGAAGAGCTCACAGCCGCCAGCGCGGATTACGCATCTGCTACTGACGGTCTCTGTATTGACCACACTAAAGCCGCTGTTGAAGCACTGCTGTCATGGCAGTTATTCATCGCAGGGGACACTGACGTGGAATTTGATGAGTTTGGGACACCCGTCCCCTCACAATACCACGTGGCCTCCTACGTCGATGAAACAGTGCGAGCAAATCTTTATGAGCAACTCATCAGTTACCCAGGAGATATGATCGCACCGGCTCAACAGACAAATGGCCAGTTGATGGGTGCAGTTCTCTCATTTGGAATACTTTGCGTGATAAACTTTGTCTGCCTCTGGACCGCCTTGGAGCGATACCTGCAGATAAAGATAGATCCAAAGACCATTCCTTGCCTAATTCATGGTGATGACCTCCTCTTCATGTGCCCAACCGCATTTTACATGATTTGGGAGGACGAACTCGCACAATTTGGACTTGAGAAGTCCGTCGGGAAGAACTACATTAGTTCCACACATCTAACTGTAAACAGTGAGTTGTGGACTATGAAGAAGCGTCCCAATTGTGAAGTTAGATTCCGTAAGTCTGCCGTGCTTAATACCGGTGCCCTCAGGGGAACACTCGGTGAGCGCTGCCACAAGGACAGGGATCGACCTATCTGGGAATTGTTCAACATGGCTCTCTCGGGAGCACATGATAAGGAACGAACCCAGAAGAGGCTCATTCATCACTATTTACCTGAGATCGAGAAGATCACCAGATTAAACGGCAAGAAGGTTTTAAACCTCTATGTCGATCGCCAGTACGGCGGTATCGGGTGCAGCTCACAAGGAGCTGATTTCTCAATCACTTGGCAACAGCGATCCATCTCAAGCATTTTGACAAAGAAATGCCAAGCAGTCAATTTCACGGATCAACACAAGAGCCCAACGGGCATTGCACTTTTACCTCAGACGTCCAAGCTGGAGCAAGTCTGTCTACTACCCACGGTCCAACCGTGGTGGGCAGTCCCCGCTTGGGAGGTTGAGTGCCAATAAGCGACCCACGCGCATTATCTGTACACCAAG